TGATAATATTCTTTTTTTGTTTGGTGGTACGAGAATTTTTTTGTTTTTGAGACATTAAAAACTAAAGATTTGGATTCTCTGAATTAACTATAATACCACCAACTGTTGGAAGTTCTTCTCTGTAGACCCGCAGTCCGACAGATATAAAATCTTGTGTACAATTTTCCATTAAATTTTCCTCTTCCTGAATCATATTCTCAAGTACAACTTTAGAAGTAAGTACTTGGGAACGAAGAGGTTGAAGACGAACTGAATTTTTAAACTCGACTCCATATGATAAGATGATAGGAGAGAAAGTCTCTGTCCGGAGAATAAGTTCTTTAGAATATTCCAATCTTGTATGTTCTGACTTAATTTTACTATAGTCAGGACAAGATTTGAAATTCTTCAAGCGCTTATACTGGATACTCATAAAGCCGGATCTAGTACGAACCTTTCGATTCATATTAGACATCCAATTATCCCTCATAATTACACGGTTCTGAGAACTAGTAATATATGTTGGATTGAATACATGAAAGGTCTGTTCGACCCCCTGTACCCAAGCTTTATTAAGACCGGGCTTCTCTCTCTCACCCTTACCACATTGATATCTATCGAGAAATTCAATGCCATTTACTTCCTTCCAAGGATTTTTTTCTATTTTCTTGACTCTTCTATAAGATTTCCATACAAAAGAAAGTATGGGATCTCGTGGAAGAAGATTGATACCCTGCCTAACACGTCGAAAGTTCGATTTAAGAACTTTAAATTGGTGATAAGTAATGTAATCCAATGAACCACGAACTCCAACTCCACCTAATATCTGAGGAATATTTAGGTTGAGAAGGCCATCCATGGTGCACCAATTAATACTACTACGATTATATAATAGAACACGATTATATAATGTGGGGAAATCCTTAATAACCAAATTAAAACTTTGATCAATAGGAACATCATTGGGTAACTTAGTACAAAGATTCATATAAGGAAACTTAACAATTTCCATAGAACCTTTACGAAAATAGAAAGGTTGTGAGTTAATCACAGCAACCTCCTTAGAAACATAACTCTTACCTATACTTTCTTCAAAATTATATTGAATAAGCAGCTCGCGCCACTTACTAATAATATCCTTAGGAGCATAAGCAAGAAAGTCATCTCCATTAACTAAACAGGGCGAATCGAG